CGGCATACATACGGGGGATGAAGCAATGACTGACTGCCCACACTGTGAGTACCATAAAAACCGAGCCGCTATGTGGAGAGCCGAAGCCTATGCGCAATCAGGGCATGACATTATTGAGCGTCCTTGGACTGGGCTAACGGATGAGGAGATAACAGAACTTAGGCTTAAAACCCTCGACGCAGTTGCAACAAACTACGAAGTCTATCAAGCCATTGAAGCTAAGTTAAGGAGTAAAAACACATGATTAAGTACGACGGGTATGACGAAGCGATCATTGGGCCCGCGAGCATTTGGCGTGAGAGTACGCAAGTATCCGTATTGGTTTACGACGCGGAGAAGATACGGGAAATCCTGATGCGAGACGGCATGGATGCCGAGGAAGCTCGGGAGTTTATTGAGTTCAACATTGAAGGTGGCTATTTAGGGATTGAAACCCCTGTGCTAGTTTGGCCTAACGACATTTGGGATGAATCATGAATCAAATTAAAGCAATCGAAACTACGTACAAGGGCTATCGCTTTCGCTCAAGGTTGGAAGCACGATGGGCTGTGTTCTTTGACACCTTGGGTATACCTTGGAAGTACGAGAACGAAGGGTATGAAAAGGAAGTTGATACTGTTGACGGAATTAAAAACCTTAGATACTTACCCGACTTCTTTTTACCCTGCCGTTGGGGTAAAGGGGGTATGTTTGTAGAGGTCAAAGGCAACAAAGACGGGCTAAAAATAGATTGGGAACACAATGCAATGATGCACGATTGGGGTAGCATACTTCCCGACTTTACCGACTCAGTTGGTAAAAGTAACGCAGGGTTGCTCTTGCTTTCCGAAGTGCCTGAAGCATCCCCCAATAAAATTTACTTTCACCCAGTACTTCAGCACAGCAAAGGTTTAGTTAAAAGTTATGGGTTTTTTGGTAGAGATGGGTTATCGGTTATAGATGATTCGCCGTTAGCCGAACTGCTAGACGTCAAACCCGTGTATAACTTGGACTCGTCAGGGGATGATTGGGGTATTGACACTAAGTACGTAACGGCAGACAGACACTACCCGCACGTGGTAAAAGCTTATGCCTCCGCACGTGGTGCTAGGTTTGAGCACGGTGAAGGTCAACCACAAGCAAAACCTGTAGTACAACCAAGGTACGTGCCCGGGCCGTATCTATAACAGAAAGAAATTATGAGTATCGTTTGGTCATTCAGTAGCCTGAAAACATTTCAGCAGTGCCCTAAGAAGTACTACCACACCAAGATAGCCAAGGACATTGTTGAACCCGACACACAGGCAACACTGTATGGAAAGACAGCTCATACTGTAGCCGAGGAATACATTCGTGATGGAGTGCCGATCCCTGAACAGTTTGCGTATATGCAAGCTACCTTAGATGTTTTAAAAGACATCCCCGGAGAAAAATTATGCGAAGTAAAACTTGGGTTGACGAAGAATTTAGAGTCGTGCGACTTCGATGCTCCGAATGTGTGGTGGCATGGGGTGGCGGATTTGGTGATTATCAATCGGACTACGGGAACGGCACACTCCATAGACTACAAGACGAGCAAGAGTGCGAGATATGCGGACGTGAAGCAACTCGATCTTGTCGCATGTGGATTATTTGCGAAATTTCCGGAGATTCAGAGGGTGAAGTCAGCCCTGTTGTTCGTGGTAAGCAAAGAATTCGTGAGGGCTATTCATCACTCGGAGATGATGCCAAAATACATAGAACCCGCCGCCCGAGACGTAGCAAGAATTGAGGCGGCGCTAGAAAACGGGGTGTGGAACCCCATCCAAGGCCCACTGTGCAAGTTCTGCTCAGTGAGAGAATGTGAATACAACAGGAACTAATATGCCCTACGTTAACAAACCCCGCCCCTACAAAAAAGAATACCAGCAGCAGATTGAACGTGGCGAAAGCCCAGATCGTTTAGAGCGTCAGCGTGCTAGAGAAGGTATAGATAAAAAGAATGCAGACAAAAACAAAGATGGACGTGCTGACGTCCGCGAAGGCAAAGATGTTGCTCACATCAAGGCACTATCTAAAGGTGGCACAAACGGGAACGGAGTCAAACTTCAAACCCCATCAGCCAATCGTTCGTTTAAACGTGGCTCAAACCACAAAGTCGTATCAGAAGTAAGCACCAAGGAACGTAAGAAAAAATGAACCTATCAGAGTATACGTGGCCTCGTCCTCCGGGGTTCACGCCGTTTGAACATCAGAAGACAACATCAGAATTCTTAACAACAAACCGCAAAGCGTTTTGTTTTAACGAGCAGGGTACAGGTAAAACAGCATCAGTCATTTGGGCTGTTGACTACTTGATGACCATAGGGTTAGTGAAGCGTGTGTTAGTGATCTGCCCTTTGTCGATTATGAAGTCGGCTTGGCAGAACGACTTGTTTAAGTTTGCCATTCACCGTACCGTATCAATCGCTTATGGAGCCGCACGTAAGCGCAAAGAGATTGTGAGTCTTGGTGCCGAGTTTGTTGTCATTAACTTTGATGGCGTTGGCATTGTTAAGAAAGAAATCATTGCCGGTGGGTTTGACCTTATCGTAGTGGACGAAGCGTCAGCCTATAAGAATGCGCAGACCGAGCGTTGGAAAGACCTACGAGACCTAACAAAAGTTATCAAGGGCTTGTGGATGTTGACGGGTACGCCTGCCGCGCAGTCGCCTGTGGATGCTTACGGATTGGCAAAGCTTGTGAACCCCAAGGGCGTCTCACCTTTCTTTGGTCAGTTTAGGGACACAGTGATGATGAAGCTCACTATGTACAAGTGGATACCCAAGCCAACTGCACAGTTAATCGTCCACAAAGCACTACAACCCGCCATTCGGTTTGAGAAAGCCGACTGCCTCGATCTGCCGCCCGTTACGTTCGTTGAACGAGATGCACCATTAACACCGCAGCAGTTAAAGTTCTACAACATACTGAAGAAGCAGATGCTCATTGAGGCTGCTGGCGAAGAAGTATCAGCAGTTAATGCTGCCGTACAAATTAACAAACTCTTGCAAATAGCTGGAGGCGCGGTGTATACGGATACAAACGAAGTCATTGAGTTTGACGTGAGTAATAGGCTCAACGTGGTGCAAGAAGTAATTGAAGAGTCAAGTCACAAGGTGCTTGTGTTCGTTCCGTTTACGCATACGATTGAATTACTTGAGAAGCACTTACAGAAACACAACATTACATGTGAAGTAATTAACGGCTCGGTTCCTGTAAATAAACGCTCAGATATTGTCAAGCAGTTTCAAGAGCAACCTGAACCAAAAGTATTAATCATTCAACCAAAGGCGGCGTCACACGGGTTAACTCTAACTGCCGCCAACACAATTATTTGGTATGCTCCATGCACAAGTGTTGAAACGTACTTACAAGCCAACGCACGTATCGACCGCCCCGGGCAAGTCAACAACATGACTGTGGTACACATCAAGGGTAGCCCCATCGAGGCTAAGATGTACACGATGCTTCAGGGCAACATCAACAACCACCAAAAAGTAATTGATTTATACAAGCAAGAAATTTCTTCGGAAACTCTTGACAATGTAAAAAGTTAGAGTAGAATTAGATTTGTGTAGCAGTGATGGGTAACGGGTTAGCGCCGTTACATTTGCCTCCTAATGTTTTGGAATCCACTGCTTTATGTGAACTGTCACTGCTACACACTTAACCATTAGGAGAATCAGATGGACGAAGAAGTCAAGGATAGAGTCACCCCCATGGACTTAGCAATGCTAACGTCTATATACATCAAGATCAGAGACAAGCGTGCCGACAACAAGCGCACGTTCGAAGCTGAAGACAACGACCTCAAAGAGCAAATGGATGTTTTAGAAGCACAGATGCTCGATGTATGCAAAGACATGAATGCTGATAGCATTCGCACCCCACACGGCACAATTATTCGTTCGGTAAAGTCACGGTACTGGACGAATGATTGGGATTCAATGTACAACTTCATAGAGGAGCATGGTGCATTTGGCCTGTTAGAGAAGAGACTTCATCAAACAAACATGAAGGAGTTTTTATCTGAGAATCCCACAGTTCTTCCACTTGGCCTCAATGTGGAGAATGCTTATACCGTGATTGTTAGACGTTCTAAGGAAAAATGAAATGAGTGATCTCACTATTCTCAACCAAGACCTCCCCGACTTTCTGCAAACTGCAGGGGTTAGTGAGCTTACAAAACAGCTTGCTGGTAAATCTGGCGTTAAGCGCATCGTGCCTAAAAACGGAATCTTCCGTAAAACGGTCGGTGGTGAAGAGATGGGCAAAGTCAAGGGTAACTTGAATGCCATCATCGTTAATGCGTCCCCTGCTGTGGGTCGTATCTTCTATGCAAAAGCATGGAGCCCCGATGCTGAGCCGACTGCGCCCGACTGCTTCTCTAATGATGGCCGTACGCCCGATGAAGGTTCATCAAACAAACAAGCTGAGCGTTGCGATAACTGTACCCAAAACACCAAGGGTTCAGGTATGGGCAACTCAAAGGCTTGCCGCTATTCACGTCGCATTGCGCTCGTGTTAGAAGAAGACTTTGGTACTTCACTTGAAGGCGAAGTGTATCAAATGAACTTGGCATCCAAGTCATTGTTCGGTGACGGACATGGCGAGAACGCGCACACATTTGAAAACTACTCTAAATACTTAGCCAACAACGGCAAGAGCTTGGACTACGTTCTTACACAGATTAGCTTCAACGAAGAGAACGACAACCAGTCAGTGTTGTTTACACCAACACGCTTCATCAAGCAACCTGAGTATGCTGTGACTAGCGAAGTAGCTAAGAAGCCTGACGTGCTGAAGATGGTCGTTATGACACCATATCAAGCTGACATGGCGGGTAAAGCCGCTAAGTTAGAAGCACCGAAAGCCGCCGTGCCTAAAGCTGAGTCCCCTATTGAGGAACCCACTAAGCGTGAAAAGAAAGCCGACCCTAAACCCACAGTCAAGAAAGACCTTGACTCTGTGGTGAAGGCTTGGAGTGACGAGGATTAATATGCCCTATGGTTACAGCCAAAGCTTGGTGTACGCAAATAGAAAAGCAAGCATCAAGTCTTTGGGTGTGGCCTTGGGTCGTGTTTGTATCCGCGCAAACATCAGCGTTAGCGAGGTTGCAGGGTTCTTCGGGGTGACTCGGATGACTATCTACAATTGGTTCAAGGGGGATTCTGTCCCCTACCATAGCTACGATGAAGCCATTAGCGATTACATAAACCATACCCAAGCCACCATCCAAATAAAGTAAAACATGTCATCTTTTGATCTACTTGATACGGTACTGCCACCGGAAGGGCGCTACTGTGTGATGGGGATTGGTAAGTATCCTGACCAGAATTTTGTAGATACTAAGGAAGAGGTTGAAGAGCTAGCGCAGCAGTTTGTTAAACGCAAGATTGACGTATTCTTTGGATGCGCCAAGTACGGATCGTTGAACAACCGCACTCATGAGAATGCAAAATACTTCCGTGCTCTGTGGATGGACATTGACTGTGGCCCAACCAAAGGTGTACCCGACAAAAAAGGCATTATCAAGGGCTATCTCGATCAGCAGACCGGACTCGACGAGTTCAAAAAGTTCTGCATTGCGGTCGGCTTACCAAGGCCAATACTAGTAAGTTCCGGTTACGGCATACATGCGTACTGGCTACTAGAAGAAACAGTGTCTCGCCGAGAGTGGGAGCCACTAGCCAATAGGCTTCGTGAGTTGTGCGTTGAGCAAGGGTTGATTGTGGACTCCTCAGTCTTTGAGGCTTCACGTATCCTGCGCATCCCCGGCACACTCAATTTCAAACAGGAAGAGCCCAAAGAGGTGACAGTCTTAAATGAACTGACGCCTCGCATGACATACCAAGAAGTTAAAGACTTGCTTGGTGCGCCCGAACCAAAGGACGACGTACCCGATTTCATTCCGCGCTCAATGAGCCCGATGATGGAAGCACTTATGGGTAATAAGATCAAGCGGTTTAAGACAATCATGATGAAGGGTGAAGGTGGGTGCGCCCAACTTAACCACTGCTTTGAAAACCAAAACGATATTGAAGAACCATTGTGGAGATCCGCTCTTTCTATTGCAGCTTTCTGCGTAGATGGAGACAAGGCCGCACATAAACTGTCGAATAAGCATGAAGGCTACGATGCCGTAGAAGTTGACAACAAAGTTAACAACCTACGTAACAGAGGTGGCCCACATCACTGCGCGACATTTGCAAAACTCAATCCGCAAGGTTGTGAGGGTTGCATCCATAGAGGCAAAATTAAATCGCCCATCATGCTCGGTGTTGAGATTGAACAAGCCGAAGCAGAAGATAACGAATATGCCGTCGAAGATAAAGACGGTGAGGTTGAGATACAGCATATACCAGAGTACCCGTTTCCATTCTTTCGTGGGAAAAAGGGTGGTGTTTATATTCGCCCTGAGAGCGAAGATGACGAAGCCGAGCCCAAACTTGTGTACGAGCATGACTTGTACGTGGTCAAACGCATGCGTGACCCTGAGCTTGGAGAGATAGCTTTGTTTCGTTTGCACCTACCGCATGATGGTGTCCGAGAGTTCAGCATCCCTACGATGGGTATCTCGTCACCCGATGAGTTGCGCAAACAGTTGGCACACAACGGAGTTGTAGCCCACAAGTCACAGTACGAATTGCTTGCAAGGTATGTTGTTTTCTTTATAAAAAATTTGCAATACATTAAAAAGGCAGAAACCATGAGAACTCAGTTTGGTTGGGTCGAGGGGAACAGTAAGTTCATCCTTGGCGATAGAGAGATTACAAAAGACGGAGTGTTTTATAGCCCGCCGTCAAGCGTTACGAAAGATATTGCCGCAAAACTAGTCGTCAAGGGCACGATGGAGAAGTGGAAAGAAGCGTTCAACATGTACGCTAGACCGGGGCTTGAACCCCATGCGTTTGCCGCACTCACGGCATTTGGCTCACCACTGTTGAAATTTACAGGTCTTGAAGGTGCGATCATTAATGTGATTCACCCTGAGTCCGGTTCAGGTAAGTCGACCGCGTTGTTTATGTGCAACAGTGTGTATGGTGAACCCAAGGGATTGACCTCCATGTACAAGGATACGTTCAACGCAAAGATGCACCAGCTTGGCGTAATGAACAATTTGCCTAATACGATTGACGAGATCACCAACCTTAGTGGCATGGAGTTTTCTGACTTGGCGTACAGCATCAGCCAAGGCCGAGGCAAAAACAAAATGAACGGGCAGACCAATACCTTGCGTGTTAATAATACTAGCTGGCAGGGTATGACTTTGTGCTCGGCAAACGCCAGCTTCTATGAAAAGTTAGGTGTGGCAAAGAATACGCCCGATGGTGAGTCCATGCGTCTGCTTGAGTACAAGATTGAACCCAACGGCATCATTGAGGTGCAAGAGGGTAAGCAGATGTTTGACCATCAGCTTCGGGAAAACTTTGGTCATGCCGGTGAAATCTACATTCAATGGCTTGTCAATAACTTGGAAGAAGCAATAGCTTTGGTACGTAAGATTCAGGCTCGGCTTGATAGGGAAGTACAGTTTAATCAGAAGGAGCGTTTCTGGTCAGGCGTATCGGCTTGCAACATAGCTGGTGGTTTGATTGCGTCCCAATTAGAACTACACAACTACGACATGAAAGCTGTGTACGATTGGCTTAAAGGCATGTTGGGTGAGATGCGGTTTGAGATACAAGCCCCGAACTCAACACCCGTAACAATCCTTGGTGAGTTTGTTAACGCCCACATTATTAATGCTTTGGTTGTAAATGGTGAGGTCGATGCACGTAGTAACCTGCAGTCCATGCCCATGCTCGAGCCCCGTGGAGAGCTACTCATACGCTACGAGCCAGATACCAAAGAACTCTTCATTGCGGCCAAGCAATTTAAAGATTTTTGCGTGAAACAGCAAATCAACTACAAGACCACCTTGAAAGAATTGGGTAACGCCAAGATTTACTTAGAGGGTGTGAACAAGCGAATGTCCAAGGGCATGAAGGTTGTATCTCCCGCAGTACGGGTGCTGAAGTTTGACGCATCCGCCGCCGAGTTCCTACAGATGGACGCCTTCGTAGCTAAAGATGAAAATCGAGACAGTGTCGTATCAGATTGACTGGTCTAAGTTTCGGCGCGGTTATTCTTTCTTTGTACCCTGCATTGACGAGAAAGCCGCCCGGGAAACAATTGCGGCAATAAGTAGACGGCTGAAGATGGCTGTGGTTACTAAGGTAGTTATAGAAGAAGGCATTAAGGGTTTGCGGGTGTGGCGAGTTTAGGCTACACTGAAACTGTTAGCCACTGCAGTTGCTGACATTTGTTTCCTTGGTATTGAGTTTTCTACTCTCCTCCTTATCCCCGGCTAATCACCGGGGATTTTTTTCGGCCCTACGTTTAGCCGCCATTTCTTCTTCTCGACGGTCTAAGCGGTCTTGCAATTTATCCGCAGCTTCTCCAACAATTGGAACGTTTTTCTCGGTGATAACTACACCCGCACGAGAACCCGCACGTTGCTCAGCCTTCTTAAGAATTGAATCATAGATTACGTCAGCATCAATTTCAAAAGACGGGTACTTCTTATTGAACTTAGAGACTTCGTTTTCTATAATGTCTTGGAACTTATCATCCCCCGCATCGGTTTCTTTGCGGTGTTGGAAATCAAGCTTGTTCAATATTAGACTACGTTGATTCAAGATACGTTGCTCAATGCCAGACAACTTAAACGCTGGGCCTTGAGTAGCGGCAAGGATGTCAGGACGGAATCCAATGGCTTGACCAATTAACTCACCTGTCTTTACGTCATCTTTACCGACTAGCTCAACACCACGACCGGTTTTCATACCTTCATCTGCATATTTGTTAGCAACTACAAGGTTACGAGCTACAGCAGGGAGCATGCGCTCCATCATCTTTTGATAGTCACCCATTGCGTAAGCATCGTAAGCGTCGGCAAAACCCAAACCCATACTTGCAGTCGGGCCACCAAAGTGATCTAGCATAAAAGCAATTGCGCTATCACGAGCAGTTTTAGTCTCTTTGCTATCACGCCCCCACAGATCAGCCAACCCAATACGGGAACCAATAGCCCACCCGGTAAGCGCATTAAATGGGCCTTCTTTAATGAGATCGCTTACAGGTACGCCGCCAAGCGTAATGTCACCCAACTTCTCAGGAAGAAACACTTCAAAGAACCAAGTTGGGAAGCCAAGGTCTTTAAGTTCTTCAGGCCAATCTTCATCAAGTTCCATCTGACCCCAAGCCCACCCAAGCAAGCCCATGATAGGGTTAATCAAAGCCATGTTTGCCGCGCCAGCAAGGAGGAAGGAAGTGCCCATCGTGCCGAAGAACTTAGTAGCCGCTTCTTTTTTGCCCTCTTTATTGAGGTAAGGAAGCATGTTCTTAAAGTTGGTTAGCAACAGCAGGGTCATCTGCAGTGGGTACGTCTTAAACTGGAACGCAACTTTACCAATACCTTGTTGCATAAACCGTGGACGGTTTGTAATGTCGTAGTTACCAAGTGCTTCATTAGTAGAGTCAACCGCTTTTTGTACAGCAGTAGCATAGTCAAGCCCCTGCTTTTTACCCAACCTATACGCAGCTAAGTAGACGGCCTCACGGCTTAGACGCTCAGTGTTATGCATCAGAGCACCGACCATTAAATTTGCAAGACGTTTGCCTTTACCTACAACACCTTCAAACTGCTCGGTGGACATACTCTTGTAGCCCCACACCAAAGAGGCATAGGTTGATTGAGACACGCCGCGCATAGTCATCTCATTGATTGCTTTGCGTTCGTCAGCCGGGAGAGACTTATTGTTAGCAATACTTGGCGCAGAGATAGACGTTGTGCCGTCTGCATTAGTACGGAACACGCTGTATTGGTTAACCAACGTAGCCATCTTTGCAAGCTCTAAGCCAGCGCCAGAAGCATTGTTGTAGTTACCAGCAAGCACAGGCAAGCCGGAAATAAATACGCTAGAAGGTTGAATCAAAGCCGACGCAGCAGAAGATAAGTACCAAAAGTAAGATGCTTTGTTTGCTATGCCAGCAACGGACTCGCTCAGTGAACCGTGAGCACCAGACAACGCCATGTCAATACGCTTCTCAGCTTCCTGCACAAATGGAGACAACTCTTCGCGTTCACGGATAGATGAGCGTGCCTCTGACATGGAGTTGCGAAGAAGCGGCGCGTACTTCAAACGTGCCAACTGAATGGATTGTTTAGAAGCGGTGGTTGCAATGTTTTGTTGCAAGTCTGTGCTAAAACCACCACGCCCTTTACGATGTGTAAATTGCCTACGAAAAGATTGCTCTGGCATTGTGGTCAGATAGATTTGGTAAACCGCATCTTTTAAACCTTCTTTGGCCGCAGGGGAGCCCAAGTCTTTGGCGTCAATTGCTTCAAATACTTTCTTGAGCATTTCGCTTGAGTTTTGTGATGCGGCGCGTAACTCTTTTAAGTCATTACCTTGCACAAATTCTTGGCGGAATAATACGTCTTCGTAGTCTTCTCCACGACCTTCAGCCAACTCTTTTGCTTTTGCGTTACGCTCTGCACGGGTTTCAAACAAATAGAACAATCGTTGTTCACCCGAGCCAATAGCTAAAAAGAAGTCACCGCGACGCACTAATGGGAAGAAAGGCTTGATCCGTGACTCAGCTTCAAACGTCTTACGCAAGACAGCCATCAGGTTTTTCTTTTCCTCGGGGGACATGCCCTGCAAGTTGTTTATCTGCTCGTCTAGCAAGTCAGAATACAACTCAATGATTGCTTCGTAATAGTCCCGCAACTGTTTATACAAACGCTGACCAACAGGGCCGAGTGCTTTGTAGTCGGCATCAAGTTCTTTGCTACGTATACGGGTGTTGGTATCAGACGGGTCAATTTCTGCTAGCGTAGTGGCATACACAAAGTCTGCAAACTGCTTGCGGCTAAGTTTAGGGTCTTCTTTAAACCCACGGTTAAGCGAGCCAATCATCTGCTCAGCGCCAACTAAAAACTGTTGAGACATACCCAACATGCGCTGCAACTGAGTGTTAGCCTTTTCTAGCGCAGGTATACCCGCATCAGCAGCCCACTTAGATAAGAAGTCAAATGTGGGCAAGCGTACAGTAGCTTCTAACCTTGCGTATCTTAGATCACTAGTCACGTTAGTTAAGATTTGGCGCACTGCTTGGGGGTCGCGTGCCAACTGCATAAACTCAACATTCTTAGCCGCGTTGCCTTCATTAGACAAACGCACCTTTTCTTTTGCAATCTTTGTATCTTTGGCAAGCTGCAGAGCAGAGCGCTTTACTTTACTGTCGGCTTCTTCGTCAAACTCAGGAGGGGTAAACCCTTTTTGTTGAAGCGAAGTTCTTCCCATTCCAACCGCTGTCAGCCTTTTACCAAGCATCTTGTCAGTAATGTCGACCAAATCAGAGAACGCAGTAGCTTCACCCTGCTTAATACCAAACAAGTCACGGATGCTATTAGTGAATGTAGAGAAAAGAGTTGGTTCTTTGCGTACGCCTTTTACACGCATCAAGAACTTTTGGAACTCAGGGCTAGACATGCCGTAAGCTAAAAACTCGTGGGGGTTCTTAAATATATCGTAGCTGTCTGTCTTAGGGTCGTAGGTTCTGCTGACCAAGTCGTTAAGGTCTTCGCTAACCATTTCAAGGTATGTTAGGTCTTTGTACTCTTGCTCGGCACGCTTCATTATGGCGTCCATCTCGCGCATAAACTTTTGAAGGCTAGCGTTCCTAAAACCTTTCAATAGACCTGCTTCAATACGACTAGCTGTTGCTGCGTGCAGCAATTCGTGTAGCACTGTTATGTTATTTATGCCTTGTAGGTCTCCGAAGCTAGTACCACGCACGTATACAGTACGGTCTTTAGATCCCGGGGTATAAACAAAAAGCCCACGTGCGCCTTCCATCTCCGCAAGAATATTGGCAGGGGTTCCATCACCCTTTTCAACCACCACAAACTTAACGCCGACCACAAAGTTGCGGATGCGTTGTGCAACAAAACGCTGGAATAGATTACCGGTCTTAATGACTTGTGCAATTGCTTGTGAGCCGGTAGTCAACGTATTAAATGCCGCGTTGGGTTTGTCTACCTTAGCATCTGATGACTTGCTAGCTTTAGATTCTGTCTTACCCGATACACCCGGGGCTGCAACTGAGCCAAGTACATCTTCTTTGGGGCCAGTAAGAACATCTTTTGCTGCTTTGATACCACGGCGAATATCAGCAAGCTCTGCTTCCGTAGCCTTAGAGTCTTTAATAGCTGCGCTAATGCGTTTGCCCACCGCGCTGCCACGAGCAATATTAGGGTTATCCTGTAGTTCTACCAAACCACGAAGCGCACTGCGCCGAGACTGGCGTGCGTCAATCTCAGCTTGCTCGGCCTCTTCAAAGCTAAGTTCTTCAATCTGCTCTGGCGTTAAAGTCTGGTCAAGTTGGGCAATAAACTTTTTTCGATTGTACTCGGCATCGTTGTTGATACGAGTCTGTTCGTTACGGCTTACTTTTATCTGCTCTTTAACTTCAACGGGTTTAGGTTTGGGGCCACGTTTACCCTTTACTGCTCCGGCTGGTGGTGCTTCTTGTCCTTCTTGCGTTGTTTCGATGGTTTCAGAGGTTTCAGTGCCAACGTCGGCTCCTTTAGTTTCAGTGGGGGCGGCAGAACGTTTTTCTTCCTGCCTACGGATTAATTCCTTAATAGCTTCCGCTTTAGTATTTGCTAAGTAGCTATAGCGTGTATCGGCTTTTGCGTCATGCCACCCCGGTAAACCCATACTAGTAGTAGAGTCTTGACGGTTAATTTCATGCTCGCTGTCATCAGATAATTTAACTTTTGTGTAAGTTCCAGTAAGCCCATCATCTTTGATTGTTTTTGTTTCCGCTACCGTTATAGGGGCTATCTCAGCAGGTGTTTCCGCAGGTGTTTCCGCAGGTGTTTCCGCAGGTGTTTCCGCAGGTGTTTCCGCAGGTGTTTCCGCAGGTGTTTCCGCAGGTGTTTCCGCAGGTGTTAATGGAGCTTGCTGTGTTGTTTCTCCAGCAGTAACTCCTGTAGCATCCTGTCCAGCAGGAACCACTCCACTTGTGACAGGCTCAACAACTCCTCCGGTGGGGGGTTCTGCACTGGGCTGTCCAGCCACATCAACGCTTTCTCCACTTGGAGTACTGATAGGTTCAGCAACATTTGTTGCTCCTCTTGTTTCGTTCTGCGCAAGCTCATCTGATTGTGACTCCTCTTGGGCTAATCTTTGTGCGTCTATTACCGCCTGTTGCGGGTCAACACCAGCGGCAATCAGGTCTTGTGTAATTTGTTCAACACGGCCTTCAGGTATTTTAATAGCCGCAGATTTAGCTTCGGCTTTTAACTCTGCATCGACTTTGCGCGTGGCAATATTCTCAGCGTTCTCTGCGGGTATACCCTGCTGTATATTAATTTCAGTAAGCGCGGCAATCCGCTCGGCGCGTACTTGTTCAGGTGTTGTTGCTGTTGTTTGCGTAGCAGGTGGAGGTGGGGGCGCTGCCTCAAACAACTCAGAGCTTAAATCTTTACCTGTAGCAGTTTTTGCGGGGGCTTTAGTTTCTTTGCCAAATAACTCGGAACTTAAGTCTTTACCCTTTGCGCCTTTAGCGCCACGGTTACGCGCACCTGTAGCTACTTCAGCAACACCGCCGGGGAGTTCTGCTAAGCCTTCAATGAGAACATCTAGGGGTTTGTTTTCACCTGTTAGTGCCTGCCCGCCAGCCTCGCCAGCCATGCCCGCGCCAACCTGAACGCCAGCTTCTTTTGCGCCAGCCGTGATTGCCGCTTTGCGAGTTATACC